TTACTGAGTTGTCAAGTTATGAGTGTGATGTTGATGTTGAGGCAGTTTCCCTTGGTACTAGCCTAGCATTCCTGTCTAAGACTCCTTTGTACAGCAGACTGTATGAGATTGCTCGAATTAGCACTAATGATCCTCCAGTTCTCATTGAACAAACTCAATATGTTCCTGAGCTAATTCCTCAAACTATTGATTCAATGATTGCTTCACCCGCTTTGTCACTTATTTCTATGGGTACAAGTGGTAGCAATACTGTGTATCAGTATAGGTTTATTCAACGAGGAGATGAGCGGGGTGCTAATACTTGGTACAGATGGAACCTGACTGGAACTCTTCTCCATCAATTCTTTGATATTAGTACCTATTATGCGGTTGTAGCGAATGGGACGGATGTTTATGTCCAGTCCTATGACCTAACTCAAGCTAGCGAAGAAGGCTATCTGACCCTTCCTACCGGAGAAAAGACTGATGTATGTCTAGATCTTTGGACGGTCAATCCTTATCGAGAGTATGATCCAGATGGTGATGGATCTGATATCACTCGTATCTACCTTCCTTACGATTCAGTAAGTGGTGGCACACTCTCTGTAGTCCTTCTAGGAAGCTACATAGGCGCTCCTGAGGCACTCACCAGTGCATCGGTAGGCGCAGTACTTTACCCCACCATAGAGGGGACTGCAGGCGCCTATTACGCGGATATAGACGGTGACTATCGTGGACGTAATCTCATCACTGGCTACATTTACAATATGGAAGTTGATCTTCCTAAATTCTTTGTCACTAAATCAGAAGGTCAATCCGTTCTTTCTGACTTTACCTCCGATTTGATTATCCATCGAATCAAGGTATCGACTGGTTTAAGTGGACCTGTTAAGTATCAGATTAACATTACTGGTCGTCCAGAATGGAGTAACACTATTGAAGCTGTTAGTCCGTATGTGTATGATCTAAACAATGTTAATTTGTCATCTAACGCTGTTCATACTGTTCCCATTTATCAACGAAACGACAACCTTTCCTTGAAGATTATTGGTGACTCTCCGTTACCTGTGACTCTGTTGAGTTTGAATTGGGAAGGTAAGTACAACACAGGTTTCTACACTCGCGCCTAATGACTGCATCCACCCGTGGTTTTACCTTTAAGCCAGCAACTATTGATGACGTACCTGTGTTGACACGTAATATGTTAACACGAGGGTTACAAGATTTTGAAAGGGTAGGTCAACATCCTATCCTTTCCCTAGCTTTGTACATGTATTATGATGACTCTTACCTGTTCTACGGACCAGATGGGAGTCTTTATGGATCTTACGGTGTGTCTGACGACAACTATATATGGATCCAAATGACAAACAAAGTAAAAGAAAATCCACGAACAGCAGCACGGTTTGGTAAAGCTCTTATGGAGCATATTAACCGTCCATTTTTGTGGACAACTATTGACATCGAAAATACTGAGCTAATTAACTTAGCAAAGTATCTCGGCTTTAAGGTTCTACGGGTGTTTCCTGATGGACCTGATAACGTTTACTCTATAGAGATTGTACGATTATGAGCGTATTAGGCTTTCAAATTCCAGGCAGCCTAGCGGGTAGCGCGGGTAGTACCGCTGCTAAAGTTAGCATGTTTTCTAATCCAGTAGGACTAGCACTTGCTGGTGGACAGCTTGCTTTGGGCATTGGTCAAATGGTTGCCCAAGATAAAGCATCCACACAACAAGCTTACAACCAAGCCTACCAAACTACTTATCAAAACATCATGCAGAATCGCATGATTGAGATGAGAAATGAGCGGCGCCGGGAAATGTACCAGGCAAAGCTCAACATGGTTCGTGATCAAATCTCGAACAATGCTGAAGCAGCTCAAGCATCTTATGCAGCTGAACAATATCGCCTTAATGATATTTATGATCAAGCTGCTTTTAAACAGCAAGAGATGCTTAAACGGCTAGTTGAAGCTCAAGGAACAACCGCTGTCCGTGAAGTGTATGGCAAATCTGCTAGACGTGGGGCAGCCGTTGAAACTTTAGGTGCTTATGGTAGAACCCAAGCCCAATTAGCTGCTCAATTAGTTAGTGAGCAAGGTCAATCAGACCGTAATTTGTCTAACATTGAACGTCAAGTTCGCAGTGCAAATCAACAAGCTTTGGCTTCTGTTGCAGTGCTTCCCGAAATGGAAACTGCTGTGCCAATGTCTAGCTTTGGTAGTTTTGCTCCTACTGGTTTGAATACTGCTCTTCAAATTGGTGGCTTGGCTATGGGTGCTTTCCAAACTGGTTGGGGTCTTACCCCCAAAGGTAGTTCATTCTTAGGAATTTCAAAACAAGGTTAACAAATGGCTGAATTTCAAGAAGAGCAGTTGTTTCGTGGTGCTACGCAAGGCCAAGGTTTTGCACCTATTCAAGCACCCGATATAACTCCTTTCCTACGGGAAAACATGGGGATTGTTGATCGTAACTATGAGAGAATGGTTTCTGCTAAAAAAGCAGAGCAAGAATCTCAAGTAACGAAAGCTCAGGAGTTATACAAAACTCTTGGACAATTCTCCGAAAAGGCAATGGAGATTGCTAAGACCATGGGTTCTGCATATATTGACTCTCAAATTATTGAGGGTAAAACAAAGATGCGGAGCTATGGTAAAGCTAATAACTATGGAGTTTCTCCTCAAGGTCAAGCAGAATATGATAGCACTAAAGCTTCTATTCAAGATCAATCTACCCTTGCTAATGAAACAGCTTTAAAAGCCCATGAACAGGGAGCGCCAATTGAAGCCGTTAACTACATTAAAAGTCTACCTGGCTATCAACAAATTGGTGCAACTGAATACTATTTGAAGCGTAAAGGAGATGATTACAAAACATCTCTTGAACAGTTTCTTCAAAGCAAAGATGTTCAACTGCCTTTGCCTGATGGATCTGGAACCTTTACACCTGATCAAATTGATGATGATCCTATCAAAGCTCAAATTGCTTTGAGTGCTTTTGGTCGGATGTACTTGGCTGATCAAGTTGGTATTGGTCGTGACTTCAATCCTAACAACGCTATGATGCGTGCCTTGTATGAAGGCATGGATGAAGCTGATACCCAATACATTTCTAAGGTTCGTAGGAATAAATCTCTTAATGACTCCGAAGCTCTTGTGGCTTCTGCTGAACAAGAGTTCTACACAACCAAAGACATTGGTCGGTTTATTTCCAACATCACTGGTACTTACGATCCTAAAACTGGAGCTATTCGTAACCGAACTGAAGCTCGTGTTTATTTTTATGAACGTCTAGTTGATTTGTATTCTGGTGGTGATAAGACCGCTGCTAATCTTCTTGATCAACCTGTACCTTGGGATCCAAAGGGACGTAGTTTTAGGCAGTATTACAAATCGGACATTGAAGGTGAAAACGGTGTTGATAGTCGTTTGGATGCCATTGATCGCCGTGAAAGGGCATTAGCAGCTGAACAAGAAAGTGAAGAACTTCGGCAGCGTCGTATTAATTTTGAAGCAGCTTCTAAAGCACGAGCAGACAATCCCTTTACTGATAAAGAGATTGATGATATGCTCAAAGATGCCATGAAAGATACTGGCAAAACAGAGGACTATTTTCCTTGGTTTAAAAACTATCAAACCATTGAAAAACAAGATGCTAAACTAGAAGAAGATGCTCTTGATGATATTCGTCGTCGCCGTGGTTATCTGATTGAATCTGATTTGCGTACTGTTAGTAGTGCTACTTATCAAAAGTACATTTTACTTGTACAAGATGATAAGAGTAAGGCTACGATTCCTAAAAGTTTTGAAACTGATGCCAACAAACTTATCAATGCTTTAACTGACGAACACTTTAAAGTTGAGCAAGGTGATGCTCCTAAAACTCCTGAATGGGAAGATATGGCTCGCCGTGCTCGTGGTAAGTATGGTCAGTATGTTATGCAAGGCATTACTGAAGGCATGACTCAAGGCCAAGCTCAAGAAGCTGCTATTAAGCGCCTTAAAGAAAACTTTGCTGCTGGCACTTATACCAAAGATGTTGATGCAACACCAGATGTTCGTTACTTGAAAAAAGTTCGTTCTGCTCGTTATACAATGAGCCAAAAACCGCAGCTAGATCAATATGTCTTTGGGAACACTGAAGCAGAACTTCAGGCACTGGTTAAGTATAACAATGGTCAAGGTGCTATTCCTAAGTTTTATTATGATTTAGCACAAGGTCAAAAGAACTTGACTGCTTGGGATATTGCTGCTGCTCAATTCCGTGCTGCTGGTTATGGCGAGCTTGGCGCTAATGCTAAGCGTTATGCTTATAACAAATTGGATCCAGCTTTGCAGTCAGTTCTTAATTACAAACCAACCCCTCGACGGGTACGGCGTGCTACCACACAAAGCTTTAATACTCAAACTTCAACACTTTCTAATCCTATTGTTAAACAAGCTGCTGATATTGTTGGCAAGTATGAAGATGCTGGAGCTGGTTATAACGCTGTAAATCAGGTCGGTACAGATGAAGGTAGAGGAACTAAAGGGTTTAGTGGTGATTTCCGAAAAATGAAACAGCATAATGGACGAGATCTTACCACAATGACTGTCGGTGAAATCATGGCTCTTCAAGCCGAACCTAGTGGACCTAGAATTAGTGATGAAGAGTGGATTAAACGCGGCAAACTACATGCTGTTGGACGTTATCAATTTATTGGTCCAACGTTTAAAGCTTTAATTAAACGTCTTGGTATTCCCAGCACTGCTAAATTTACACCTGCACTTCAAGATCAACTATTTATTTCACTTTTGAAAAGTGGAGGTTTAGGACAATGGGTTGGTCCTTCTACATATGCTACGGCTGAAGAAAAAGCTATCATTAATCAAGCCAGAACACAATTATGACCTATAGTAGTTTTGATCCGTCAAAAGTTCAGGTAGATTCAGCCAGAAGCTATGCTAACGCAACGGATCAACTTATTCAACGATTAGAAGCTGAAAAGCAAGTCCCTCCTCCAGCTCCAATTCTAACTGAAGAGGAAAAGAAGCGTAGAGAGGCAGAAAAAGCTAAAATGCCTGCATGGCGTCGTACACTTGAAGAAGGTGTTGCTGATCCTGATATTATTGCAGAAAGCAACCTGACCCTTGAACAAAAGGCTCAAGCTCGCCTTAATGAAATGAGGCGGGCTAAAGCAGCAATGCAACCTAGCCAATATGGTATTTCCGAAAACACTCTTGAGTTTTTCGATGCCATTAAAGGTGGTGCTGCTAAAACGTGGTCTTCTATTATGACCTTACCAGAGCGTATCGTTGATATGTCTACTGGTGAGATGCAGCGTGAGATCGAACAAAAAGGTGAGTATAAACCTCAGTTTGATCCGCTTGAACTCTCTGACTATGATCCTGGCCTTAAAACATGGTGGGGTAAACTTCTGGAAATGGGCGTTCACTTTACTGGTCTTGCCGGTGGAGTGAAGTCTATTCCTGGTGTTGGAGCTAAAGTAGCAGGGGGTGGTGTTGCAGCTGACATTGGTGTTGGTTTTGCAAGTGACCTTGTTTCCGCTACTTCTCAAGAAGGCAACCTTTCTCAAGAGATTTACGAATCTAAGATTGTAGAACGTGTTCCCATTATGGGTGAGTTTCTCAATCGTGGTATCGGAATGCTCGCCACCAAAGACTCAGATCATCCTTGGTTGAAGACCTTTAAAAATGCTGTTGAAGGTATGGGAGCTGACTTGTTAGTTGGTTCTATCCTTCGTAAGTTTGATGGAGGGGAATCTCTTGACCTTGCCCGTAAAGGTGATGTAGATCAACAAGTTGCTGATGCTGCTAATGTAGAATCCGTTGCTCGTGCCTTAAATGATGAATCTTCTCGGGGTGTAATCCAACAAGGTGAAGCTCGTATTCAACAGCTTCAAGAAAAGATTGATCAAATGCCTGAAGGACCTGATCGGGATTCTATTCAATCAACTCTTGACAACATTAAATCCAATCTGGATACTCGTAAACAAGAAGTTGATAAAGGTTCGTTTAGTGCTTATAGCAACCGTGACCTGGCTGATCCGTGGCAAGGTGCTCCTAACTCTCGGGCTAGGTCTGCATTTGACGGAGCTGAACAGGCTAAACGATTGAGCGATCAATGGGAAACTCCTGGAGCTGGTTCTACTGATTCCATGTTTACCCCGGCTCAAGCCTATCGAATGGCTACCGAGTCTGGTATGACTGAGGCTGAGCTAGATCGTATTGCTAAGGAGCTTCTAACTGATAGCCGTTATCAGGCAATGAGGTCGGAAGTTCTGAAAAACAAGATGACCTTTAAAGAGGTTTATGGCTATGCTTTTGAGCGTATGCAAGAAACCTTGGGTCGTGATGCAACTTCTACGGATCCAGAAGATTTCTGGAGACCTTTCTTGGAAGATGTTCAAGATCGGTTTGGCGGTATTGAAGCATGGTCTATGAAGAACGTTGTGGCTGCTGACCTTGTTAATGCATCGTTGTTTACTCAACTGCGTGATCTTGGTATTGCTAGCCGTGAACTGTTTGACATTGCGGATGTGATGGATACCGATGGTCCGATGAAGACCATTGCTGATCGTTTGGTTGTCGGTCTTACTAACGTTAAACGTTCTCGTTATCTTATCTCAACTGAATTTAGTAAACTGAAAGGTCCTCAACGGGAAGCTGCTCTTAAAGATCGTGTTGAAGCATTCCGTGGTGAATCAGAAGCAGCCGTCAACATGTTCATGAAGATGGCTCAAGATGCTGAAAGTGATGACGTTGTACGTGCTCTGGCTGAAGCTTTCTCCATGAGCAATAAGATTCAGAACTGGAAGGATCTGGATGCTTACATGAAACAACGCATCCGTAACTTTGGTCTTACTGGTGACGCTGGAGTAGTCGTTAAAGAGCTTCAAGGTGTTATGACCCATAGCATCCTGAGTGGACCTAAGACGCCTCTCAGAGCCATGCAGGGTACGTTTACTGCTGGTCTGCTTCGTCCATTGAACACAGCAGTGGGAGCAGGATTACGAGGTGATTGGGATACGGCTAGAGCAAATGCAGCTTCTGTAAATGCTTTTATGCAAACTATTCCTGAAGCTTGGAAACTGTTTAAGACTAACCTTGGTGCATACTGGGCAGGAGATGTTGCGACTGTTCAAACCCGGTTTACTGAAGCACGCACTAAAGCTGATGATGATTGGGCATTGTATGAGCATTGGGTAGATACACGTGGTAGTGATGCAGATAAAGCTGCGTTTGCTATTGCCAACATGGCTCGCTCTCTTAATGATAATAAGTTCTTGACTTATAGCACTACTATTATGGGTGCTAGTGATGACTCTTTTACGTTGCTACTGGCACGTGCTAGGTCTCGTGAAAAAGCACTGCGCCATGCAATGGACGTGCATAAACGGGGTGATGTAACTGAAGTTACTCCTGAAATGCTAAGAACTTATGAAGATGCTTTTTACAAAGATCTTCTTGATGCTGATGGCAACATTAGCCTTGAAAGTGATTTGTATTTAAAGTCTACGGTTAAAGAAGCTACTTTGACTCAAGATCTTAGCGGATTTACCGCTGGTCTTGAAGATGTGTTTAACCGTTATCCTTTTAGCAAACCTTTCTTCTTGTTTGCTCGAACCGGTATTAACGGTTTGATGCTCAGCTATAAGAACCTGCCTGGTGTGGGTCTTCTGCATAAACAAGTTGTAGATGTACTTCGTGCTGATCCTGATGACCTTTCTTCAGTCAGTAAGTACGGTATTAATACAATTCAAGACCTTGATAATGCTAAAGCACTGATTGCTGGTCGTCAAGCTATTGGTGGCTCTGTTGTTACTATGGCTGGACTCCATTACATGAATGGCGGTCTAACTGGTAATGGTCCTCAGGATCGTCGTCTGCGTAAACTGTGGATGGATACTGGTTGGCAACCTCGCAGCATCAAGATTGGCGATGTTTGGGTTGGCTATGATTCGTTTGAACCATTTAACACCATTCTTTCTGCTATTGCTGATATTGGCGATAACATGCAACTGATGGGTGAACAGTGGGCAGAGCAGAATCTGATGACTGTTGCTATGACTGTTGCAGGTGCGGCTACCAGTAAGTCTTATCTTCAAGGTTTAGGCCAGTTTGTAGACTTGTTCTCTAACGAAACTAAACAACTTGAAAAAATTGCTGGTGGTCTACTTAACAATACTGTTCCCTTAGGCGGTCTGCGTAATGAGATGGGTAAATTTATTAACCCACACATGCGTGAGATTAACAACAGTCTGTGGGAAACCATTCGTAATCGCAACCTAAGCACTGAGCATGGTGACTGGGCATTACCTATTAAATATGACCTGTTGAACGGTGAACCAATTCGTGATTGGAATTTTATGGAGCGTGCTTGGAATGCTCTTAGTCCAATCAACTTGAAAATGGTTGAAGGTCCAGGACGTACTATGCTGTGGAACAGTAACTATGATTTGCGTCTTGCAGGTTATAGCTCTCCTGATGGCATTAGTCTTGCTGATCAACCACACATTCGTTCCTTGTTCCAACAAGAACTTGGTAAATTAAATCTTGAAAAAGAACTGGATAAACTAGCTGCTCGACCTGATGTGCAAGCATCTATTCAACGTATGAATGATGATTTGCGTAATGGTAAACGTGAGCTTGAACCAATGAAAGCTTACATGCATAACACTCTTATTAAAAATAGGTTTGAAACTGCACGTAAAAAAGCATGGGCACAACTGCAGGATAATCCTGATGTACAAAAGTTGTACGAAGAACGTGCTAATCTTCGAGCAACCGTTTATAAAACACGTAGAGAAACTCAAGGATATCTTCTTGAGAACCGTTAATCCACCCATTCCCAATTACTTACTAGCGTAATGGCTGTAACTGAAAACTTTTACACAGGGAATGGTTCAACCACTTCCTATGCACTAACATTTGAATATCTTGAAGAAGACGACGTTAAGGTAACACTTGACGAAGTTGTTACAACTGCATATTCCTTTGCCAACGCTACAACGATCCTGTTCAACACTGCACCTGCTAATGGTGTAGCGATCAGGATCTATCGGGACACGGACGTAGATGATTTGAAGAGCACGTTTTTTGCGGGTTCTTCAATCCGTGCTCAGGATCTAAACAATAACTTCCTGCAGAATAACTTTGCTGTTCAGGAGATTAAAAACTATACCTGGGATAATGAAACTCAAACCATCCACAGTGATGAACCTTGGGTTAGCTCTAACTCCCAGATTGCTACAACCGCTGCCATTGATGCACGGTTCCAAGATGAGCTTACTGAGACCATTACCTCTGCTGAGGTTTGGCCGGATAACGACGATACGGTTGCAACGACTGCTGCTATCGACAACCGAGTGGATAGTAAGATTGACGCTGCTATCACTGGTGATATTGCTACCGACGGTACTGGCATTACCATTACTAACGATGGTGATGGTACTATTACCCTTGGTTTGGGTACTGGACTTATAGATCTTGATCGTATCAAAGATGAAGATATTATCACTTATGCTGAGCAGAATGCTGGGTCTCCTTCTTGGGATAGTGATGGTCGCATCGCTACGACTTATGCTGCTGCTAGGCGATTTGATACGCTGGTTCAGACTTCTACTCCAACTGGATCTAACTGGGCAGTAGGTAAAACCTGGCTTCAGAATGATGCTAACCTTACCCTTTCTGTGTGGAACGGATCTGCATGGCTTGGTATTGCTTCTGGTGGTACGTTCACTAACCAACCTAAGGTTGTCTATGTAGATGCTACTGCAGGTAGTGATGCTAACGATGGTCACCGTGTTAGCCGTCCTAAAGCTACCATTAAAGCAGCTGTTGATCAAATCAATGCTGACTCTACTTATGG